GACACCAGCTGCGCCATAACCTCGTCCCGTTGCTGATAATTCTTAACAAGAGATTTACATAGCATCATTAGGTCACGGTTCTTGTATTCCGCAGGAGACAAATTCTCACTAACGAAGTATGTCAAGGGAACGTTGAATATTTTTGACAGCTCGCGAAGGACGCTAGTATTTAGGTCTTCTTTCGCAAGCATATCGTAGACCGCCTGCTTTGTTTTACCCAATCTCTTCCCTAGCTTTGCAGCGTCAAGATTTTCTTTATCCATCAAATGTCTGATTTTCAACCCAATATGCAACATAGCAAACTTTTTGTTTAAAATAAGTCAAGTTTTACTTGGTTATAAGTCAAGATTATCTTAACTTTGCAGTATAAAGTTAGTAACACAAAGTAATATATGCAAAAAATGGAAGAAAAAATAAACAATTTTATTCTGTACTACAAAAGTCAGGATAAGGAGAAAAAAAAAGAAATAAGGGAAGCTTTCTTAAAAAAAACGTTGTTAAGTTATCCATCGTGGTATGTAAAATTAGCAAGGGGGAAATTTTCGATACTGGAACTCGATCTGCTTGGCCGTATCTGTGGAGATGTATTCTAACTGGTATAATGAAAACTCTACCTCCAAATGAATGCCAAACGTGCAGCCATGTCCGCCATTGCATAAACGGATTATACTGCACGAAGAAGAACACTTATGTACAATACGCCAAGATTGAAGACTGCCAATTAAAATACCATTAAAAATGAAGGTAAAAGACTTTGAAGAAGCCATTATGGCTTTAAACAATAGAATTCGTATCGATGAAATGATAATAAACAAAGGTTCGGTGCGAAAAGTGATTGCCCACACTGAGCTGATGATACTGATGTGGGACAGTTATGGCAGGGGCTATTCTGCCGCCCGCGACAATGCGCCGAAAGAATGTTTGTCATTCGACGAATACGGAAGGCTATGCGTAAGCGAGGCACTGCCTGTTTCACGGGACGCTGCGTTCGACCTAAATTTCGAGTGAGTCTATGTATATAGATAGAGACACCCGCGGAAAGTACTCCATAAATGACCTGCGAGAAAGGGAACTGATGCTTATACACGAGGCCCTTTGCGCCTACGTCCAAGCGAACATGGGGAACATTGGCATCTATGATGCCAGCCGCATACGAAGCTTTGACCAACAGATTAAACGGATAAAGGATGGAAACGAAAAGAAGATGGACTTCTGAAGAGATTGCCTATGTCCAAACAAACTTCGGAAAGGAGACATTTGAGGACATGGCAAAAAAACTTGGTCGCACGCCCATGTCTGTGCGACAGTTCACCATCCGTAAAAGGATGACTGTGGGTCGTACCGTGAAACGCAACATATTACAAGAACTACTTAGAACCGCTTTCAAGCATCCAGAAGACTTCCGTCCGAGCAAGACCTTCTATAAAGAAACTGGCATCGGGCAAAAACGGTTTTGGATGCTCTACTGGGGACATAAGCCCATTACCCCTAAAGAATACCATGCTGTTGCTAATTACTTAGGCATATCTTTTACAGAAGCTTTCGAATCGCGCCAGCTCAATCTGTTCGAGGAGGAGAATCCATGATAGACAAACTATTTATTGACAAAGTCAAATCGGCATTGAACATCGTAAACGTCGTGGAATCGTTTACGAGTTTGCAAAAAGTCGGCATCAATTATAAGGGCATCTGCCCATTCCACAACGACAGCCATCCGTCAATGGTAGTCAGTCCTGCAAAGCAGACATGTCACTGTTTCGTGTGTGGTGCAGGCGGGGACGTTATCGAGTTCGTAAAGCAGCACTTAAACCTAACCTTCCCCGAGGCTCTACGCTGGTGTGCGAATCTCGCAAACATCGAGTTTCCCGAAAAAGAAATGACCCCAGAAGAGGAGCAGCGTTACCGCCTTCGTGAATCCAACTTCATCGCAATAGAGGCGGCAGCCAAGTTCTATCGTGACCATCTGTCGTATGCTTCCGACTTCCTTTCAAAACGAGGCTACAAGCCCACGGATAAAGCTATTGCAGATTATGGTGTTGGTTATGCCCCAAAGGGAAATGTGGCCATGAAACAACTAACCTCGGCTGGCTATTCATCTGCTCGTCTGAAAGACGTAGGCATCATCGCCACATCGACCGAAGGCTACGATTACGATTTCTTTAACGACCGCCTTGTGTTTCCATTCTACGATCTGCAGGGACACATCGTAGGATTCTCGGGTAGAATGGTGACTCCACGCGAGAATACCGGCAAGTATGTAAATACAGGCGAGACTGCCTTATTCACAAAGGGTAAGCACCTATTCGGACTCTATCAGGCACGCAAAGCCATTGGCAAGAAAGGTTTTGTATATTTGGTTGAAGGTCAGTTCGACGTGCTATCGCTCCACGCCTCGGGCGTAGAGAATGTCATTGCGGGCAGTGGCACGGCCTTCACCGACGAGCAAGTGAGGCTGATAACGCGCTTTACCCAACAGGTGGTTATGATATACGATGCCGACCCTGCGGGAATCAAGGCCGCACTTAAGAATTGCGAGCTGTTGCTTAAGGCAGGTGTTAACGTCAAGGGTATTCGCTTACCCAAAGGGAAAGACCCGGACGATTTCGCTCGCGAGAACAAGGGGCAGACTGAAAAGCTGTTGAAAGACAAGACGGAGACTTTTCCAAAGCTCTTTAGAAAGTTGCTGCTCCAGCGGGGCGAAAATGCTCCTGACGTGATAAATGATGTGCTAAATGACATTGCGTCGTTGGTGGCCAACGTGCAGGAAACCACCTTGCGGATGGGATATATGAAGGAACTGGCCAAGGATTTCGGAATGAAGCTCGACCTTATCGATCGCAAGGTGCGCGATTTACGACGGAATATTGCCGGTGTGGCCGAGAAGGCTGTGATGCAGTCCGGGCTGTTCGGGCTGGACATGCTCAAAGAGACAGTGGAAAAGGATAAGCCCGCGCTGCTCACTTCCGTCTTCCAGGATTTCCTAGACAGCTATGGAGATGAGCCGATAGTCTACGTGTCGGGAGTCCCTGCCCCCACAGACATACAAGAACTGCGCAAAGCATACGGCTATTACGTGGCCAGCATCGAGGGCTGTTCCATCAACACCAATGGTGAAGAAGGCCATTACCTTCGCGCGCTTCGCGAGATATATTGCGGCGGCGTAACCAACCTTTCGATAGAAAGAGGCGAGTTCAACGAACCGTTCATCAACGTCTATATCAAGATCCATGGGTCTTTTTTGGACGGATACCTCGGCGACAAAGTGCCGGTCATCGCCCGTTGCATTGAGCTTACCAGCTATGCCGAAGAATCCGTAGTCACCATCAACAAAAACACATATTGCTTGCAGCTGGGCATCACGAAAGGACAGTTCGACGAGATAAGAAAACCATTCGCCGCCAAGCGCAAGGCCACTATTGCTATCAACATGCAGGGCGACAGCCTCGGCACAGACGATTTCGACCCCGACAACCTTCCAAAATATGTGGAAGACAGCGAGGAATACTCCAGCATGTTTCGCGAATGTAAGTATTTCCCGCGGCTAAACAAGAAGGGCGAGCCAGTATGCTACATGTTCCAAAATAAAAACGGCAGCGGATTTACACAGGTAGGCGACTTCTTCATGACACCACTGCTGCACATATACAGTGACGACTACGAGCAGAATAAAAGAGTGTTACGCATCAACCGTAGGTATTATCCTACTCCATTGTATATTGAGGTTACTTCTAAGATGCTCTTGAAAAAGTCGTCGATAGAAGAGGTGCTGATTAATCTCGAAGCAGTGAACTTCACCAATGGCGAGGAGCAGCATTGGACAAAGATACGCGAATACATGAGCCGACATTTCGTGATGTGCTCCGAGGTTCAGGTTTATGGAAACCAACAAGAGGAGGGGACTAGTCGAAAGACGGACGGAATGTTCTTCGCCTTCTCCAACGGTATTTTCCACATGATAGATGACAAGCCTACATTCAGCCCGATAGACGAGTTGGGTGTTGTTGCGCACAACAAGAAGAACTATTACCTTCCTGCCTTTTCCACCATTTATGCAGGCAGTGGCCGTCAATCGGATAAGTACGAACTCATTTCCCAATTGGTTTACAAGGAAGTTCCTGAAGAGAAGAAAGTCTCATTTGAGAAGTGGGCCGACTTGATGAACCAGGTATACAAGATAAACAACAATGGAAAATGGGCCATTCTTTACGCAATCATGTGCGCCTTCCGCAGCAATATCCACTGTATCGACAGGTTGTTTACCGCCCCGTTCTTCATGGGACCGATGTCGTCAGGAAAGACGCAGATAGGCATATCCATTCGCTCGTTGTTCATATCGCCAACAGTGCCGATATTCAACCTTAATACAGGTACGGACGCAGCCATGTCCACCATCATGGGAACGTTTCGCGACGTGCCGGTGGTGCTGGACGAATATAACAACAAGGACATCTCCAACGTGAAGTTCCAGGCGTTGAAAGGCATCGTATACGATGGCGACGGAAAACAGAAACGCCGGGGCGTATCAGGCAGGGAAATAGAAAACGACAAGGTGTACGCACCAGTGGTAATCTGCGGCCAAGAAACACCACAACGCGACGATAACGCCCTGATGAGCCGCGTCATAATCTGCGAGGTGCCGAAGCCGAAGAACCGCACGCCGGAAGAAACAAGACTGTTCGAGGAACTCAAGCGCATCGAGGACCCCAACAAGGTGGGCTTGTCTAACGTGTTGCTCGACATACTGGCACTGCGTCCGCAGGTGATGGATCACTTCCGCCAGTTGAAACAAGAGGCTTACGAGGAGCTGAAACAGGATGTGGTAAACTCGGGTGAGCGCGACCGCCTCATGAAGACCGTTAGCCTGTTCCTCGGCATGCTCAAACTTATCGAGAGGCATACCGACTTGATGCTGCCTTTCACTTACGAAGAATTCTTCAAGATTGCCCAGGAGAAGATCGAGTTCCAACTGTCGCTCATCCGCAGTACGGACAAGTTGGCCATGTTCTTCAATGCCATGGACGTAATGATAGACACGAAGGCCGTTGTCGAAGGCCGCGACTTCCGCATCGAGCAGCCCACGAAGGTTACCGGCACGGATGCACAGGGCAACAAGAGGACATTCACGTTCGAACCCGACACCCAGGTGATGTTCATCCGTCTCTCGGCCATCTTCAGTTATTTCGAAAAGGCAGGCATGAACACCGAGAACACCACGCTTTCTACGCTCGAGCAGAACCTTCGCTCACATCCATCATATATAGGTACGGTTTCGTCGCATAGGTTTGAGTGGAAGGAGACTATCGAGGTGGCGCGCAACGATGCAGAGGAGACCATGGTGAAGTTGCGCAAACCTAAATCGAAGATGACAAGTGCCATTATTGTTAATTACGACCTCTTCAAGATGATGTACAACCTGGATTTTCGTCGCGACCCTACATTCACGGAAACCACTGCTGCACCCCAAGAGGAAGACGACAGCAACAAGCCGTTCTAATTATTCTGGCCATCACACTGCAAGCAATGATAGCCCCCAACAGGGGCTATCATTGCTTTTCTATGACACCACAACGTTGGACAAGCATTTATTATAGACCTATCTATTTATCATAATTAAGTCAAAGAGTATACCTCCCCAATCTACATACAAAGTTATAAAATCGCCTTGCCATTTCAGCAAGAAGAACAAACATCGCACCAGTTTCCAATTTTACTCCTTTCACCTCGGCAAAAACCCCCGAACCCCAAATTTGTCAAAAGCAAAGAAAAACATCCTTTTCGCGGAGATTTTTCAAAAAAAACACGTCCTACAATCCTACAATCCTACAATTCTACTTCATTATTATTTATAGTTTATACGTATCTATTTATATATCAACGTATTATGTCGTTTTTTGTTCTTTCGTGATTTTGTAGGTTTGTAGGTCGGTGTAGGAAATTGTAGGAAATGGCACTTTTGAAGAAAGTTTGACGGTCGAAAGTATAAAACCTACAAAAGACCATTCTGTAGGTCGTGTAGGACGTGTTTTTTAGGTGTTGTAGGTTGATTTTTGTATGTAATAATTTGCGTATTTCGCTGATAATTAGTATCTTTGTAAAAACCTGCGTCCCAATTGTAGGATTGTAGGATTGTAGGAACACGAAATCATCAAAATGCTCATGGAAAAACAAAAACGCTACTTAAAAAGGATAATTTCGATTAAAATCGAAGATTATCTGGCCGAGTACATTACGGCCAAATTCAAAAAAAACGAAAGCGGTGGAAAAATCGAGGTTCCCTCTAACAACGACCTCTATTTCTGCCTTTGGCATCACATGTCCAAGCCAAACGGGCGGGCGCAACCCAGCGAAGGTTGTAACCTCCGAATAGCATTGCCCTGCCGAAGGAGCGGGGCGGCGGAGGGTCCATGGAAAGACCCCGCCTATTACAACTACATCTCGCAGGCGGGAGTGAAAGAGGTGGAAGCATGCATACGGCTTCACTTCAACTTCGAACTGCACCGCGTGCTGCTCGAAAACGAAGAATTCGGCCACAAACGGCGCAACATCGACGTGGTATACGACTTCATTCGAACTTATGAACTCAAGTCCATCTCGCCCGATGCGCTACTCAAGAATTACTACCGCTACCGCGCACGCATCCGCCCGAAACGCATCCGCGAATATAAAAGAGCATGCGTTTAACAAATATTAATACATACTGAATACCCCATTTTGTCCTTTAAAAAACACCGAAACGCCCATGAAAGAGTTTACATCCCTCATCACGGTAGAGCCGACAGGCGACACCACAGGCAAAAAACATGCCTTCTATGCCGACCATTTCGAGTTTGTACCCACAGCCACCGAAGACGATAACGGGCATCTTTGGATATGCGACAAGACCTTTGTAATAGACATGCCCCCACAAGAGATTGCCCGAACATTCGCCATTGCGCGCTCGGCCATCGTCACGCTACATGTGGCCAAAGGCCAGCCCGTGCAGATTGGCACGGCAACGTTCCCTGCACGTGTGCGCATCTCGCCCCATCTTAACCGCGCACACCTGATAATTGCGGCCAAAATGCCAGTGAACCCTTTCGGCTAGTCTTTTAGACATACATATAATAGGAGTAGTTTTGTGCTAAACAAACCGTTTATGAACGAACTGCAGCAACTACTTCTATCTGGCAAAGCACTCCATATCACGACTGACGGATTCCGACAGGCCATGTTGACCGCCTTTCCATTATCAGAAAAAGCGGAAACACCCGGAGTCCGAAATAGCCTCGGACTGTTGTCGACCACCCAACTCGCCTATCTGGCGAGCCATACATGGTATCAATTGGAGACACACGAGGCATTGAAGAAACAGCTAGAGGCAATAAGACAGGATAACTCTCAGCCCGCCGTTACCCTCACCGATGAGTATGCCAACGAGGAACTCCCCGAGAACTCCATCGCATACCATCGCGTGTGGGGAACGGTCATGTCAGAAGCTTACTGGTTTTTCTCCTCGAAGCAACTTGCCGCCGACCTGATGGCGGCAGAGGACAATCCACAGATCACTTGCCATTTCCTCCACGTCAACTCCCCTGGTGGCGACGCTTGGTTTCTCGACCGTTTAAGCGAGGCACTGCGTGCCTGTACAAAACCTATCGTTACACTTTATGAGCATCTGTGTTGTTCAGCAGGCTACTATATAGCCTGTCATGGTAGCCGCGTTTATGCCCTGACGGCCAACGATTATGTCGGCTGTATCGGCACGATGTGCAGCTTCTACGACTTTCAGCCATACTTCGAAAAGCTGGGCATCAAGCTTATCGAGGCGAAGGCCGACAAGTCGGATCTGAAAAACAAGACCTTCGACGATTTGCGAAAAGGCAAACCTGCTCAGTATGTTGACGATTTCCTCAATCCGCTTAACGAGCAATTTCTTGCCTGCGTCCGCTCCCAGCGTTCGGGACTTGCCGAACTTGGCGATGACGCTCCCGTACTTCGCGGTGAAACCTATCTCACTGCCGAAGCCATAACCACAGGGTTATGCGACGGTACGCGGACATTCGCCGAAACTGTTGCCGAAGCTGTCGTTATGGGCGCGGAATACGCCGATGCGGAAAAGACAAAACGTGCCATATATAACATATTATAATCCAAAATTTTAAGTTTATGAATTTCAAAGAAAAGTTCATGTCCGTGCTTGAGCTTCTTCATCTCAAGCAAAAGTTCGATGACAAGAAGCCCTTCACTCTGGAAGAATTCAATTCCATCGTGGCCGAATATGGGAAAAAGTACCAGACCGCACTCAAGGATGACCTCGAGGCTGAGGAAAAATCCAAGAAGAGTGACGAACAACAGACGGAAATGCAGGCGATGCTCAACAGCATCCAACAGGTCGTGGCGACTATCAATCCTGCTGCGGAATCCACCGAGCAACCACGACAAGACGCAACGCTGGCTTCCATCCTCGAAAGCCTTAACGGCATTCGTGCCGATTTCAAGGCGTTGGGCGAACGTCCCGAAACCGACCAGCCCGAGCAGACGGTTACCGTCTCGCCCGTTTCCATCAACGGCTTTGGAAACACACCGCAGTATCTCTTCGGCGTAGAGCATCCCATGTTCTCGATGGAGAAGCGATGGAACAAGATAGCCGCCAATCCACGTGCGGCATCGGCTCTTCCCGAAGTCGACGAACAGGTAGACGGAGTGGAATTTCACAAGGCTGCATGCGCTTATGCCAAGACGCTCAAAGAACGTTATCAATTCTTGCAAGAGAATAAAATGCTCGATGCGCGCACTCTCTCCGAGGGCAAGTACGCCACCAACTATGGAGGCGTTGATAACGCCGGACTCGGCAATCAGTTCGTTGTTCTTCGTCAAGACGCCATCATCGCCCGCGTACTAGAAAAGCGCGACCTGACCCAATTCTTCCCTGTACAATATGGAATCCAAGACCGTGGCCTTATCTTCAACGCATTCTTTGACGAGGTATCACAAGCCTACCAATCGGGCGAGACCTTCAAGGGCAGCATGAAGATTGAGAACCAAATGGGCTACGTTGACGATGCCATGATTAAGATTGAGTGGGGACCGATGAAGGAACTTGAACGCAAGTATATCGGATACCTTAACAAGGAAGGATCCGACCCCATCAAGTGGACCATGATAGAGTACCAGCTGCTAAACACGTTGCTCAACGCCCAAGCGGAACAGAGCAAGCGTCGCATGCGCGGTATCTATGTGAAGCCCGAAAAGGGAGTGGCCGGTTCATATCTCAATGCCAGCACAGGTATGTTATACACGCTATTGCGCTACGTCCACCAATACGACATCAAACCGCACGCTGACGCCGCATACCGCTCGTACACACCAGCAACGATGCTCTCGGCCGTGCAAGAGTTTGTGGCGGACGTCACCGCCAGTGTGACCGAAGACATGGATCTCGACAAACATTGTTTGTACCTTAACCGCAATCACCAAAGCTGGTGGATCAAGAACGTGCGATCCACTTATGGTAAGGACACGGACTTTGCTGGTCCTATGGGCGCATTAAATGTAGTCCCCGACACCACGGTACAGATAATCTGGCTGCCCTATCTAGGTCAACTGCCCTTCATGATGATGCACGAACCGGGCAATATCCTCTTTTTGGAATATGTCCCCGGCGAGATGCTTGCCGTAAAAATGCAAGAGCAAATGGAGCAAGTGCGCGCCTGGTCGACATGGAAAGAGGGCTGCTCGGCCACTTTCACCGGCCGACGTTTCGACACTCGCGAAAAAATGGAAGAAAACGCCTATGAATGGCAGCAGATCTTCATTAACCTTTTTGCTACCACCATCGTGGACAAGATTGATGGCAAGGCAGGCTTCTGGCATGTGACGGGTGATAGCACCACCCAGGACACCTACACTGAAATCGCCAATGCTAAGGCGGGTGTGGCCTATTGCATCGAGGCTGGTGTGGCAACGCACCTCCCCAAGGTGGCCAAAAGCGGCAAGTTCGGCAAGATTTCTGCGGCATTCACAGCGACGGCAATAGGTGATTACCTGATGGTAATCTTGGACAAGGACGGGAATTTCCGTGAGTTGGAACGTTGCGTGGGCGGTAAACGCACCATCAACACCGAGTTGCAGCCTAACGTGCCAGGTGGCCGTTAACGCCATTTTCGAGCCATTTTTAATTAATCATATGTGTTTAATCCCTGGGGAAGCCGCTACGGCGGTTTCCCCTAAAACCAAGCCAAAAACAAATGAAACGAAATAACATGCAAGTTCGGCGTCGTGCAACAGCCAAGGGCAATCAATATGCCAATCGCCAAATGCGTCGCCTTTTCACCATCGTGTTGGCCACATTCGGCCTCGTCCTCCTGCTGGGCGCACTCTTTGACCATTCTCTGGCATGTGTCGGAGGCACAACTATGTCACTGGCATCGATGCTGGCCATCGGCAATATCGATGACGTGAGCGATAAGGACACTCACGGCTCTGACATCTCTTACATCGTATATCTCATATCGGTGGAGCAGATAGACCGCACTAAACCTTTTCCGCAGCCTAACGGCCAACGTGAAGTGTCGCCATTGCCGCTCCTGGCGGGGCAATCTCCACACTACTTTGAAGCGCACGACATTCCAACATTCACGGCTACGACGGAAAAAGGCGACATAACCACGACTGGTGAGAATGTGTTCACCATGATAATGGGTGGTGCACGCGACGTACTATATAACTTTATTGAGCAATACTCAGGCGGTAAGTTCGTACTGCTGTTCAAACATGTCAAGAATCCGCAGTGGTACATCGTGGGTGAGCTTGAGCGTCCCCTTATCCTCAATTCCACTGAGACAAAGGACGATAAGGACGGCCGATACACCACTTTCACCTTCAAGAGGCCATCGGTAGACTTGCCGTTGAAGTATGCCGGCAATCCGGCTATGGCGGCAGCGCAACCTATCGCCCCTGATTCCAAGACGATAGCTATCAAGCCTACGGCCAACAGCTACACCATTGCCAATGGCACCACGGCGGCTGCGGCCATAGACAAGGTTTCGGGGCTTACCACCGCAGATAAAGGACGGTACATCACCCTGTTGGGGGCAGGCACTGACAAACCAGCCACCATCGCCGACAGCTTGGTGTTCGTGCTTGAAGATGCAGCCACGTGGACGGCCAAGGAAGGTGCGGCTATCACATTCCGCGTTCTTGACGCGAACACGCTCGTAGAAGTGTCGCGTACCGCTTAAATTAGAAATGAGGGCGAGCGGTTACTATGGCCGTTCGCCCTTTATTTTTCAAACATTTAAAATTGACGAAACATGCAAGAAGTAAAAAACAAGTTGGCCATATTTAATGCGCTGCGTTGTGCGAACCTTGCGGCTACCGATTTGAAATTGCTCGCGAAACGATGTCCCCAACATCCTGACATGGCGCGATTCATGTTCAGCCCAGAACGTAATGCTGATGACATTCTTTTTTCCCTACTCGATCATGCCACCGAAGATGAGATACTTGAGAATCGAACGGAAAACAAGCAAGGGAAAATAGATGAGAATGGTGGCGATGGCCACACTCAAATCGAAGGTGAAGGCGGCACACCACTCAATGGTGACGATGATCACACTCAAACTGAAGGTGAAGGCGGCACACCAGCCAATGGTGACGATGGCCACATTCAAACCGAAGGCGAAGGCGAGCAAACCGTCGATGGGAACAATGATGAAACCAGTGAGGGACAATCTTCGGAATTTGAAAATGAAACTGAGGGAAGAGGCAACGAAGAAGACATGCCCACGGAAACGGAAGGCGAACAACCCTCTACCGCCACAGGCGAAGAAGGTGAGAGCGAACAAACAAACGAATCCCAGGCCGTACCGCAGGATAAAGCTCCAAAGGCCAAAGATGCAAAAAAAAAGTAACCCTACAAAAGGAGCAGGAATATCCACGCATTGATTGGCAGAACCTCGCCGACCCTGATGTGCAGACGGCTACTATCCTTTACAACGACCGTATCAACACCTGGCGTGAGATGAAGCGGCTAGATAAAGTGTTGGATACGGAACCGACGCCGCAGACTGTGGCCGACATGGCCGAGATGCGCATACGTAACAACCAGGCTTTTGCCGAACTGCAATCATTCAATGACACGGGCCGCTTCCTTAACAAGCATCCGCTTTTAGCCGAACGCTCCGAAGCGGCCCGCCTGCTGAAACTGTTCAGGCACGATCCAGCCGAGTTTCTGCGACTGCATAAGAATACGCTCGACAATATCAAGCGTTATAAGTCTTACCTTAAGCGGGCGGACCGTAAGGATCGCCGAACGACCGACAAGACGAACTTGGAGCGGCATAAAGATCGTGAACGCCTGTTCGAAATGATTATGGAACAAAATAGTAAATAATGGCATGAAAACAATAGAAGTATTTAACCTCGGCGGCCTTCCAACTGCACCGTTGGATGCGTTTAACGAACTTCAAGAAGACTTTAAGAAGTCGGATTCCGACAAACTCTCAAAGCTACAGATGTTGATAATAACGCGTGGTTTCAAGTATTCGTTCAAAGTTTGGAAGGACGAGAATGGGAAACTGTGGATTATCGACGCGCACCAGCGAAAAAAGGCTTTGACCGCCCTTCGTAAGTCGGGATTTGAAATACCCGAAATCCCTTATGAGGAGATACAAGCCGCCGACAGGCGTGAGGCGGTGGAAGAGATAGCCGCCTATAACTCGGAGTTCGCGCAAAAAAATCCCGACACGATTTTGTTCGAGAAATACAAGATTGACGGCGATAAGCTCGAACTGTTCAATCTTGGCTACGAAGTGAAAAAGCACGACTTCAAGATGGATACCGAAAAGATGTTCGGCACAGATAAGGAAACGGAAGATATCAAGGAAGACGAAATGCCAATCAATGCGGACATGGCCGACGACAAGTGCTTCGCTAAGCCGGGCGACCTCTTCATCCTTGGCGAGAACAGGCTGCTGTGCGGAGATTGCCGCTCGAAGAAAGACGTAATAACCCTAATGGACGGCCGCTGTGCGGACATGGTCCTGACAGACCCTCCATATAATGTGGCCTACGAAGGTGGTACGGAAGAGAAGATGAAGATTGAAAACGACTCGATGGAAAACGACTTGTTCGCGCAGTTCCTCAAGTCAGTATTCGAGAATATGTATGCGATACTCAAGCCGGGCGGCTCATTCTACGTTTTTCATGCCGATTCAGAAGGTGAAAATTTCCGAAGGGCCATTCGTGAGGCGAACTTCAAGATTGCCCAGTGTTGTATTTGGGTGAAAGATACGCTGGTGATGGGCCGTCAAGACTACCAATGGCAGCATGAACCATGTCTGTATGGTTGGAAACTAGGTGCTGCGCATCATTGGAACTCGAACCGGAAGCAGACAACAGTTTGGAGGTTCGACAAACCGCGCGCGAACCGCATCCATCCGACAATGAAACCGGTAGCATTGATGGCTTATCCTATCTGCAACAGCACGAGGCATGGGGAGGTAGTTGTCGACTTCTTCTCCGGCTCGGGTTCGACGATAATGGCATGTCAACAGACTGACAGAATCGGCTACGCCATAGAGATTGACCCCAAGTATGTGGCCGCGTCGGTTCTGAGGTTCAAGTCGATGTTTCCCCAGGCTCCCATACGATTGGAACGGGATGGGATGCTTTTGAGTTCAGAAGAAACGGCCAATATCATCGTAAATGCAGGATGAAATTTCAAAAACAGGCTTCACCCTATCGGAAGAGCATATACCACAGGTGCGTACGTTCGGGGCGTTAGGCTATACCCCGGAGCGCATTTGTAAATTGTTGGGGCTAAGGGGAAAAGAACGGGTCGAGTTTCTCTTGCGGATGGGAATAGTAGGTGACACCTATTGCGAAGCCTACAAGCAGGGTAAGGCTCTTGGCGAATATAATATCGACGCTGAGTTGGCTAAGAAGGCGGAGGATGGAGACATTGAATCCATCAAGCTGCTGGAGTCTCGCAAGAATGAACGCGTTGAAAAGGACTTGCGCAATGAATTGTTTGGAATATGAAGAGCAAGATAGACAGATTGGATGCGATACATCCTGACCTTGTATCGGCATTCCTTACGGGTGGGAAGGGCGAGGGCATTCCCGTAGACATACAATTGTTCTTGAAGCAGTTGCAATGGGCTGCCGAGATATACGAGTATGAGCGGAACATAACCCGTGCCGCGCGGAAGCTTCGTCTGCGCATCAATGCCGAGCAGGGCGAGAGAATAGAAGAGCGCACGTGCATGTCACGGATATATCAGGCGATAAACTATTTCAACGTCGACTGCAATGTGCCTATAAAGGTTTGGGAGAACAATTTCGCAAACAAATATGAGGACCTTGCCAAGATATGCGCCGTTCAGCGCGACTATAAGTCGCAAAAGGCATGCTACGATGCCGCTTTGGAGTGCCGCCGCCGCGCTTCGGAGGTGGCCGAAGCTGACAGGGGCTTGGGTGTAACCTTCATTCTGTCGCCCGAGATAACGGCCGAGGAGATGGGCTTCGCCAAACGTAACCTCAAAGAAATCGCCGCCAAACACAATCGTGGTTTCTACCTCAATCTGATAGAGAGCCTACCCCTGGAAAAGGATGAGAAGAAGCGTCTCTTGCGCGATGCTGATATTGAAGATGCCGAAATAGTACAGGAAATAGACAATGATTGAACAACAAGATGAACTTGCCGCAGAGTTCGAGCTCTATTACATGAATGGCGTGCAGATGCTGGCTAGCGTCATCGACCCCAACATGTTGTATGCGGAATGGGGACGGGCCACTGGTAAGACCGAGGGCGTTATGGGGCCGCGTCTCATACGTGTGGCCAACGATATGCCTGGGGAGTTGTCGTTTCTCGTTCACAAAACATACGTGGCGTTGATGACCAACGTGTGGCCGAACATTCAGGCATACTTCTCGCGCCCGGTGATTGTGAACGGGCGCCAGCGTGCGATGCTGGAATACGGTGTGGACTATGTAGTTGGCGAAACGCGGCTGCCCTCACATTTCCGATTGCCGCGTTATCCGGTGTCTTACGCCAAACACTCGGTGATATTCCGTAATGGCGCCCACTTGCAGCTGGTAAGCAGCGATCAGCCCGAGAGCGTGGCTGGTCGAAATGCCGTGCATGCTTTTATTGAGGAGATGAAGCACAACTCAGGAGAGAAGCTTAAGTCGCGCCTGTTTCCATCGCTGCGTGGCGGTTCGGCCGAAATACGTAAGTCGGCCTATTACGAAGGTGTGACCGGGGTAAGCGATACGGCGCGCGTTGACCTGGGCGAAGATGATTGGTTCGAAGATTACGAACAGAACATGAACCATGAACTCATTGAGGAGATTGCCTCCGTTTCATTGGCCGTTAACAAGTCGCTCTATCGACAGTTCGTCTTGAACCGCGAAATGCGCGAAACGAAAAATCCCGTTTCAATGGAGAAGATTAGACTGGAACAGCAGCAGCTAGCCGCCTTCCTTGCCCGATGGAAACCGCGACTGGCCGACATGCGTCGCAACGCCGTATACTATATCCGCGCTTCGAGCTTTCGCAATAAGGACATCTTAGGGCCGAAGTTTTTCAAGACGCAGCTCGACACATTGGACATGGACGAGTTCTTGACCGCCATCTGCGGCGTACGGCATAGGGAGGTGACCAACAAGTTTTTCGCCGCCTACGATAAAGCAAGGCATCAGTTCAAGGACAGCTATGTTTACGATGCCATCCTTGGCCACGACCTCAAAGACAAGTTCACCCTCACCGCCCGTTACCTACGCCATTACGACCGGCACGAACCACTATACGTGGGCTACGACCCTGGGGCGTTCTCCTCGATGGTTGTGGGGCAGAAGAAAGACTATGGTCGGCAGCTAGACATCATCAAGGAGTTTTGGGCATACTACCCTGAGGAACAAGAGAGTTTGGCGCAACAGTTCTACCAATTCTTCGGGGCTGACGCACAGGACAAGGTGGTACACCTTTATCCCGACCGCGCGGGCAACAAGCGGCGTGAAGAACTGGAACAGATTACCACCGACAGCCGCGCACTGAAAGCCGCCCTGGAGGGCTACGGCTTTTCGGTGATACTCCATAACGAGGGCGCGGCCACCATCTACCATTGGCAGCAGTTCAAGCTGTGCCTGATGCTCTTCGGTGAGCAGCGCAACTTCTTGCCACGTGTGCGCATCTGCGAGAACGAGTGCAAGAACCTATGCAGTGCAATCCTGATTAGCCCGCTTGTTAAGAAGGGCAACTCGATAGAACTGGACAAGAGTTCGGAGAAGAAAGAGCCGTTGAAACGGCAGGCAGGGCTGACAACGCAATTGCCCAGTGCCATGATATATTTGCTCTATGGTCTTTATGGTGACATTGCCAAGAGTGATTTAAGCACATTCCCAACCGATTTACCAGATAACACCGCCATTTGATGGCGAACCATGCGAAGCGTTAAGCCTAGGTTATACTTGCGAAAGGGTATAAATGGTGGCTTAACGCTTTTTTCGTATGGGAAAGGGGGTAATTGGGGGCGAATAAGTGGGCGTGGAGCAAGCAATAATTTTGTTGCGCGGGGTAATATCGAGCATCTTTTACACGGCTGCAAAACCTAACGTATTGTGTTTCAACGGCAATGTAAGCGGCCGAATGAAAAACGAAAACGCCAAAAGGGAGAAAACACCACGCACCGCTGAGTTTGCCTTTTTCGGTGCACCCCCTTAAAAAAATCGGAAATCTGAGGGGGAGGGGGTCAGCCCAGTCCTTTGCGAACACGCGTTGGTACGTTATTTTTGCAGCATGGACACAAGTTTCGAGATGCCCGGCATCGATGCACTGCAATGGGCAAGGGAAATTAGCAAGCTGCCCGATGGGCACTTCACACTGTGCTTTTTCCCATACAGCCGCAGCCGCAGCGAGGCGGGGGCGAGGCTGGTGGTGAAGGAGCGGTGCAAGTGGCGCGCCCAACTGCCCGACGAACGCTTTGCCGCTGCCGCCGAAAACTACCTGCTTTTCACCGACGGCGAGGGCAACCCCAAGACGTGCTACCGCATACTGGTACGATACATGGCTTTTCCCAACGACGGACATAAACTTCACAAGATAAACTGGTTATGACAGACAACATCGAGCTTTACGGCAATGCCGGACTGTACGTGGCCGACGGCAACGCCATTTCTTTCCAGCTGGGCGAAGGCGAGCAGCTATTCGCCCCGGCTGCCATCGGCGCACCCGAAGGGGCAGAACTGCCCTACAACGAAAAGGTGTGGCTGGGCGTGAAGGGCTACCAGGTGTGCGCACGGGGACGCAACAACGCGCTGTGCGAAGATGTGGCGCGAGAGATTAAGCGCAACCGCATACTGCCGCGCCTATACCGCAAGCAGGCCAAAATGCTCTACGGCCACGGTCCCATGCCCTACCGCAACGTGATGCACGAGGGTAAGCTGCGCCGCGAATATGTTGAAGAACCCGAGGTACAGGCGTGGTTCAACTCGTGGCAGTCCAAGGGCATGCCCAGCGTGCAGGAGTTCTGCAAGGCCTGTATCATCAACTACTATTACTTCGGCGACTTCTTCGTGAAGTGGCGCATGGCACGCGGCCACCGTCTGGGCCTTATGCCCGTGGCCGGGCTCGAAGTGATGGAGAACACCCAATGCCGGCTGGCTACCACGCAGCAAGACCTGGCACAGGAGCTGATAACCTACGCCGACCTGCGCCACGTGGCCGTGGGCCGATGGGCATACGGCATCGGTTCGTATAGGATATACCCAAGGTTCAACCTCTCGGAAGTGGACAACTACCAGTTTGCCGCCGTTTCCCACCACAGGGAAACCTCGATAGACGAGTTCTACGGTACGAACGAGACGCATCAGGGCTCGCGCCCCTACATCCAGGGCAGCAACAAGACGCCCGTGTACATCAACTCCTTCTTGCGCAATTCGCTCGCCGCCAAGGTGCACATCATCATTCCCAACGCATGGGTGGAGAGCAAGCGAAACCAAATGCAGCGGCTGTGCGAAGAGAACAAGACGCGAAAGGCCAAGAAACTTGACCTGATACGCTATAACGGACTGGACATCGGCACCGAGATGCGCGAGAGCCTGCTGGTGCAATACATTCGCGAGGAGCTGCGCAAGTTCGGGGCTTACCTAAGCGGGGAGGGAAACCAGGGCAAGGCTTATTCATCGTTCTCGTTCAGCGATGCGCAAGGTCATGAGCAGCAGTGGAAGATAGAGACCGTAGACCTGAAATACAAGGAATACATCGAAGCCCTAATCGCCTACGACAAACGCGCCGAACAGGCCTTGCTGGCCAGCGTGGGGCTGGATGCCTCCATCTCAGCCATCGACAAGGAGGGCGTAATCAGCAAGTCGGGCAGCGATGCATACTACAATTACCTCATATACATTATGGGGCTTACGTCCGAAGATGAGATCTGCTGCGAACCGCTTAACTGGGCCTTGCAGGTGAACTTCCCCAAGCTTTATGCTGGCGGACTGCGCATGGGATTCTACCGCGAGGTGCCACAGCGGCAAGAAGACGTGGCACCCAAGGACCGACTTAACAACCAACAGTCATGAATACGATACAACAACTTTTCCCAAACCTGGCCACCTTCATGGAATACGCACCGGGCGTAGATGCCAACAAGGCCTTGGCCGACTACCTGCCCTCGGCGCGCTCGGCACAGAAGAGCATCGAGGCTGTTATTTCGCCCAATGTGTTTGCGGCCATCGTTAAAAGCAGTCAGGCCGAACTGCTCGATGCGCTAAGAGCTGCCTTGGCCAACCGCACTCTGGCCGCCCAACTGGTGTTCGACGCCATTGCACGCCGCAAGGCGGGGACAGACGTATATAAGTACGAGATAGAAGGCATGCAGCGGGCCTATATGGAAAACTACTTCGCCGCCATGGACAACCTCATTCAGCAGCTCATGTCGGCCAAACAGGCTGAAGGCACTCCCGCGCAGCTGTGGCGAACTGCACGCTATGGCCGCTTACTCGAAAAATGCCCGATAAGGCAGGCCGAGGAATTCGACGCCATCTACCCCATCGACATGTCGTACCTCTTCTTCTTCCGCACCGTGCCGCTGCAAAGGGAATGCCTTGACGAACGGCTCGCACCTTACTTCGAGCGTGCCGAAGACAGGGAAAAGCTGCGCCCGATGCTGCTCTTGGCACTGGTAAAACTCACGGTGGCTAAGGCCCTCAGGCGGTTCGACATGCTGGAGTTCCCACCAACGATACGCAACCTCTTTGCCGACAACAAGGCGGCGCGGCAAGCGCAGGCTGAAAGCGATAACGCCGTAAGGCTGGCAGCATCGCTTGAATACGAAGCGGACAAGTTGCTGACCGATGCGGACTTATTATTGGATGAGCGCACGGCCGATTCCTGCTCGCTTTCGCTCTACAACGCTCCCGACGACCTAATCGTGATGGCTCCATGAAAGACTGTTTGGAACTGACATACCGCGGCACGCGCCTAAGCATACCCAACGCGTGGGAGCAACTGTCCGAGGGACTATTCGTGCGGCTCACGGCTCACTTGGCCGAGATGCAGGCAGGGCGGCTGTCACCAGGCGAAGTAGGCGTGCGGTTCGTCTGCGACGCGCTGGGCTGCGACTGGCGGCGGCTGCGCAATGAGGATGCCATCGCCAACCTGGTGTGCATAGCCGAACGGCTTACTTTCATTTTCCGCATTGAATACCCCGACAACAACGCCATACTGGCACACCTGCCAAAGGCCGAACGACATTTGTGCCTGCACACCGACCCCTTCCGCCTGCAACTGCCCATAGCGCGCAAGCTACGCACCATGAACTATCGCTACGCCCTCGACCTCTGCTTTTGCGCACAGCTGATACCGAAGGTTACGGTGCAGGGGCATGAGCATGAGGGCTACACGGTGAATACGGCCTACGGAAGCCTTACCTGCTCGCTCACAGCCCTGCAATACATCGAGGCGCGCACTTTGCTGGCCGCCAATGGCGACGCACTGCCATTGCTGGCCGCCATTCTCTACTTCCCAGGCGCATACAACTCTGAAAGGGCGCACGCTTTGGCCGCGGCCTTCGCCTCGTTGCCCCACGCACTGCTGGCGGCCATTGCACTGAACTTTCAAGCTCTGAACACCTACCTCTTCACCCGAACGGAGTTCGGACTGCTCACCCAGTTTGTGGAGAGGCCCGCGCACCCCATCACTACCGATGCAGCCGATGCGCTGTACGACCTATCGGCCGACGGGCTGGGCGATGTTGCTGCCGTGGAACAGATAAACGTGATTACCTACCTGCGCATCTTGCGCAAAAAGACGATAGAGGCGGTGCGCACGCTGCACAGCATGGATTACGATGTGGCCAGGATAAGCACAGAAACGGGACTGCCGCTAGGAACGATAAAGGAGATTGTGTGAAGTCTCAAACAAGTCCGACAGGTCTGAGTTGTCGGGCTGACGTATCAAGTCATTTGGCTTAACCCCATAACCTCTTAACTCCTGAAGAAAATGATTGCTGACCTTTTCCTTTACTTCGCCCAGTTCCCCAACAAGCGGGGAGTTCGCGCAATGGCCACCTTGGGCAAGAGCCAGTTTGAAGAATATGCCCACATGCTCGATGCCATCGATGCCATCGAAGGCGGAGGGCGCGTGCCGCAGATAGACCATTACGTGTACGGCCAGACGTTCGACGAGCTGAAACAGCTTGTAGACACGCTTACGGGTTGTTTTCTCTTTGCCGACTACGGCGAGTTCGAGCTTGCCGACAATGGCCGACGCTCTTACCAGTGCACCCAGCGGCTGGCCGTTACCGTGGCCATGAAGCATACCGACCATGCCGATGCGTTGGAACGCGTCATCGTGTCGGAACGTACACTGCAATTGCTCACCGCCGTGCATGCCTGGATAATGGCCGACGCCGAACGCGGCCGCCTCACGTGGCTCTCGCGCTCGTCGCTGGAACATGCCGAGATTGTGCCTTTTGTGGCCACCGAACTCAAAGCCTCGGGATGGACGCTGATGCTCAATGCAACAGCTCCCGACGCGCTGGGGACGCACGCCCTGAAACGGTCCTTTGAGCGTCAGGGATAAAGGCGTAACTTTGCAACACATCAATACCCGAAACAACATGAAGAAACTACCAATGATAGCCATTACATCGCTGCCGCTTTCCATCGTGGCAGACATCGCCCGATACCTGTACCAAGATTGGGAATTCGCCAAGTGGATAGCCATACTCGTGGCCGTAGACACGGTGCTGGGCATAGTGAAGCACTTGATGCACAAGGATGCCTCGAGCGGATCGTTCTTCTCGAAATTCGGCAAGAAGATTGCCATCTACATCGTGCTGCTCATTCTCTCCAACGCCCTCTCCAACTACACCGTGCAAGGCAGCGTGGTGGGAGCAACGCAATGGATAGGCACTTACCTGTGCGTGTTCATGATGGTGCGCGAAGCTTTCTCGTGCGTGGAGAACATCCAAGCCATCTATCCCATACTGCCCCCCTCGTTCGTGAAACGACTAAAAGACTTCAACGACCGCGGCGAATACACCTCCGAACCCCAATAAACTCAGACAATCATGGCTACACAACAACAGATTGATTTTGCACGCGAGATTTACCAAGCGGCCAAGAAGGCCACCGACATCGCACCCGAATTCGTTACGGCGCAAGCCATCCTTGAAAGCGGATGGGGGAAGAATCGTGTGGGGCGATTTAACCTTTTCGGAATAACGAAAGGCTCGAGCTGGAAAGGTAAAACTGCCCTGGTGCTTACTCACGAATACTTCAACACGCCCAACAAGCAGTTCGCTTTGCCCGAGCGGGTGATTTCCGTGGCCAAATGTAAGACAGACAACCGCTGGTATTACACTGTCTATCGACTTTTCAAAGACTTCGATTCGCTGGAAGAGTGTCTCGAAGAACACACACGACTGTTGCAGAAGCCTGGTTATGCCGATGCCTGGCCTTATCGTAAGGATGCCATCGAGTTTGCCCGCCGCATCTGCGACGGACACGGCAGCCGATACGCCACCGCTCCGGGATACTTCGCACAGATGGTTGGACTGATTAAGATGGTGAACAGAATATGCGGATAAGTAACGGGATGGTGGCCGTGCTGCTTGCTGGTCACATGCTTGCGCTGGCATCGGCCATAAGCTGGGCATGCCAACTGAAAAGCGAGAACAGCCGACTGCGGCAGAACCAAGCCCTGCTGCTGCGCGGAGAACGGGCGCGCATGGAACGCCGAGTGACCAAAGACGGGCGCAACGCCATGGCCATCGAGGCCTTGACGCTAAAGGTGGGCGAGCTGTCGCGACAGGAAGACTCGCTCTTGCTCGTGGCACGTTCGCTGGGCATACGCAATCGCCGATTGCAAGAACTGGCCCGCACGGCCTACCGCACGCAGACCGTGGTACGCACCATGGTGCACGACAGCGTAGTCAAAATTGCACCTGGACGCACCGACACGCTGTCCTGCCTCTCATATCGCGACCCCTGGCTGTCGTTCGCCGGCTGCCTTCGTGCAGACAGTTTCATAGGCGAGATACATGCGCGCGACACGCTCGACATCGTTGTGCATCGCATACCCCGCCGTTTTCTCTTCTTCCGTTGGGGATGCAAGGCAGTGAAGATGCAGGCCGTGGGGCGAAACCCACACACGCAGCTCACCTACATGCGATATGTTCGGCTGGTAGACTAGACACTTTATCACTCATACCCATTAATAGTTAACGTTTTTATGATTTTTAGTTAGTAAGATTGTTTAAATTTTAGATGGAGGCCGATGCTGGGAAGCATCGACCTCTGTTGTCTTTGAATAAAAAACTTTCACTGGGTTGTGGGGAACAAATTAAATAATTGAAGTGGAAAATATTTGATGTAATATTTGGTATATCGCAATTGTTTTTGTAACTTTGCATTGTAATTAGAATAGGGCGGCAACCTATAAGCGGCAAAAGAAAATGAAAACATTAAATGAAATGAGGTTATTGGCTAAAAACGGCCAGACAGAAAAATTAACGCTTGACAAAGCAAAAGAATTAAGGGGAAAACCTATCCAAACAATTTGTTTTGGGTATGCAGACAAAGTCGTTATCGACAATTTCGTTGTAGGCGAAATTGTAAGCGAGTTGGAATATTATCGCAATTTAAAAGAGTACTGGGAGTCGTTTATGACACCAACACAGCTGAAAGATTGTAGAAATAAACTACTATTATTGCGAGAGGACGGAAGCTACACATACATATTCCTAGGTGTGGATCAAAGTACGTTTGCATGTACAGATGCAGACAGGTTTGTTAGCTTTATATGCCTATGAAAACATTATGCTATTCTGTTAGGTTAGAGAGTGTTGTTTCCATATCGGAAAAGGCCCTTAAAGTTCGTGCTCATGACGGCAGTGAAGATATTCTACCAAAGTCTTGTTTGTTTGGACAAGACTTTGAAGTTCAGAAAAGTGATGCTTATTGGATTGCAGCTTGGATTTTACCGAAGAAAAAACTGCAATATAGCGTTAAAAAGAAGCGATGGTTTGATGAAAATCGTAAAATGTTACCAACATACGAGGTTAGTCACCATAAGCCAACCAAAGTAGAAACTAAGGATGACAACTTTATTGAAGAATTGGCAAGATGAAAGATCGAAAACTTCTACAAGGGCAGTCAGAATGTATTAAACACCTTCTAAAATGGAAGGTGGGGGCAATCTTCATGGATGCCGGAACGGGTAAAACCCGTGTCGCCATGGAGATTGTTAATGCGTCCCCATGCGATTGCATCGTGTGGATTGCTCCTCTTCGTACAATCGGAACCTTAACTGAGGAGGTTGCAAGCTGGGGAGGCCTAGAAAATGTACATTACTTCGGGATAGAGAGTATTGGCTTGTCGGACAGGGTTTATCTAGAGGTTCATAGCCTGATAAGTGAAAGCCGTACCCCATTTATCGTTATGGACGAGAGTCTAAAAATAAAGAACATGGAGGCAAAAAGAACAAAAAGGCTTCTGTGTATTTCTAAACTCGCTGAATATAAGCTGATTTTAAATGGAACTCCTCTAAGCAAAAATTTACTTGACCTATGGTCCCAGATGGAATTCTTACACCATCGCATCCTTAACATGGACTATTGTAAGTTCAAAGATACGTTTTGTGATTATACAACTATTACAAAGCGATGCGGAAGGAAGAGTATCATACGTGAATTCATTAACGGCTATGAGAATATAGACTACCTGCATAGCCTTATAGAGCATTATGTCTATAAATGCGACCTGAAACTGAACGTCACCCAACTATACAATAACCTAACGTATCAAGTGGGTGAAACGGAGAAGGAACTTTATGAAGAAATAAAGGAGCGTTTTTTGGATGATGAGATGTTGGAGTATAGAAATAATAACATCTTCCTTGAAATGACACAAAGGATGCAGCATGTATACTGCTGCACCCAAGACAAATTCACAAAACTAGACGTTCTTTTCACCCATATACCTCAAAGGGAGACGATAATTTTTTGTAAGTATGTGATAAGCCGTAGTAAATGTGAGTCGCGATACAAAGACGCCAAGGTTCTCTCATATCAGAAGGAAGCCTTCGGGTTAAATCTTCAACACTACAGATATATGGTTTTCTTCGATAAGGTATGGGACTACGCTCTACGCGTGCAGGCAACACGTCGAACGTATAGAACAGGGCAACAGTCGGATTGCGTGTATTTCGACCTAACGGGGGATGTAGGTCTTGAGAACCTGATAGACACCAACATTAAGAAGAAAATCTCCATGACGGAATATTTCAAAAAGAAATCAATAAAAGAAATTAAAAATGCTTTATGAAGAAATTTAATTTAGAATTGGCCAAGGAAGGTGCGAAGGTTTGCACCAAAAGCGGGAAAAGTGTACGGATACTGGCTTTTGATAGAATAAGCCGCTCTTTCCCTCTTGTTGCTCTCATTGAAAACAAAAAAGTCTGTTGTTATACCAGTGAGGGAAAATATTATGTTGATAGAGATTCGGACAATGATTTAAGAATGACATGACAGTTTTTGATGCAGCAATTAAAAGGCTTCATATTATCTTTGACAACTTCAAATATGTATACGTATCTTTCAGCGGAGGTAAAGACAGCGGTGTCTTACTAGAGCTGTGTGCCATGGTGGCAAAAGAACGCAATGCACGATTTGGTGTCTTTCATATGGACTACGAGGCGCAATACTCCATGACGACCGATTATGTCGCGCGGACGCTCGATAGATTTAAGGAGGTAGCGGATATTTATCACGTGTGTGTCCCATTTAAGGTAACAACAAGCACGAGCATGTTCCAATCATATTGGCGGCCATACGAGACAAGCAAACGTGAGCTTTGGGTAAAAGATATTCCCGACAATGCTATGATGGATATAGATTTCCCCTTCTTTACTGAGAAAATGTGGGATTATGATTTCCAAGACGAGTTCGGAGAATGGATTGCAGAGAAACATGGCAATGCCTGTTGCCTAGTCGGCATAAGAACTGGCGAAAGCATTAATCGCTGGCGCGCAGTTCATAGTGAGAGAAACTACAAGACTTGGAATGGTTACCCTTGGACTAATACAGCCAGGAACTGTGTTTCGGCTTATCCCATTCATGATTGGGCCGTCGAAGATATATGGACGGCAAACGCAAAGAATGGTTGGGATTACAACAGAATCTACGATTTATTCTATTATGCAGGTGTCCCATTACATAAACAACGTGTGGCTTCGCCCTTTTTAAGTGAAGGCTTGGAAGCCTTACGCCTTTATCAGGCGATAGAGCCAGACACCTGGGGGCGGTTTGTCGGGCGTGTTAACGGCGTGAATTTTGCAGGATTATACGGCGGGACAACGGCAATGGGGTGGAAAAAAATAACAAAGCCCCCTCATTTCACTTGGGAGCAATATATGTATTTCCTGCTTAATACCTTGCCACAGAAAACAAGGCAAAACTATTTGAATAAGCTTGAAACAAGTATTAGGTTCTGGCGGGAGCGCGGCGGTGTCCTCGATGAAGATACCATTGCAAAGCTCTGTGCAACTGGGGTTAGGATTGACGTAGGCGGCACAACTAACTACAAGACCACAAAGCGGCCTGTTAGGATGGAATACCAAGAGGATTTTTCTGGTAAGAACTTTAAGGACATACCCACTTACAAACGCATGTGTGTATGCATCATCAAAAATGACCATCTTTGTAAGTACATGGGCTTTTCGCTTACAAAAGAAGAAATGGAAAGGAGAAAGGCCATAAAAGAGAAGTATAAGAATTTATGAAATCACCAGTTTATAACGTGATGGCAATACCCATAGAGGATATTCAGGCCAATAGCTACAACCCAAATAATGTAGCTCCCCCAGAAATGAAGCTTTTGTATGAAAGCATAAAAGAAGACGGCTATACCATGCCCATAGTATGCTATAGGCTTCCTAGTGGGAAATACGAGATTGTGGACGGCTATCACCGTTACACGGTGATGCTTACACACAAGGACATCTACAAACGAGAAGGTGGAAAGTTGCCAGTCGTTGTGATTGACAAGGACGTGAGTAATCGCATGGCATCCACAATCCGACACAACCGCGCACGTGGGCAACACTCTATTGAGCTAATGATGAACATTATCGGAGAACTCAAAAAAGCGGGTATGAGCGACCCGTGGATAATGAAGGAAATAGGCATGGATGCAGATGAGTTGCTGCGTTACAAACAACTATCAGGTTTAGCCGCCTTATTTGAAGATAGAAATTTTACACTAGCAGAAAACGTATAACAATGAACAAAATAGAGAACAGAAAAGATGTAGGAAAGAAGATTGCTGCCATTCGGAAGGAAAAAGGATGGACGCAAAGGCAACTTGCCGATAAGTGCGGGCTACAACAAAGCCATATCGCACGTATTGAACAAGGCAAGTATAGTGTAGGAATTGACATCCTGACAACTATAGTATCTGCTTTGGATAAGGAGATTAAGTTTGTAGATAAAATGGTTGAAGAAGGAATAGGATAATTGTTTTTTTATTAGGTACGACACAAATAGAGTATCTTGACTATCTCTTTGGGGAAATGATAAACTAAGCTAACACGCTAAATATAATCGCATTATAACTTGCTATAGTTCTTTTATAGTGTTACCTTAGCTGTACAATAAAGAACAATAAAAAACAGCAAATATGAACGAGCAAATTCAAAACATTCTCAGGGAGAACGGAACAAAAACATCAAAAATCCAAAAGCTGCTTGCGCTTGGATTGACGCGCAGGCAGGTAGCAGACCTGGTTGCCAACGGCAATTATGGCTTCGTGCAAAATGTATACAAGCGCATGATGCAAGGTGTGGCCAACGTGGCAGCACAGGCTTCCACCACCATCGCACCACAGATAGACTACACTTTCAACCGCAGCTTTGGGGTTGAAATAGAAGCCTACAATTGCACACGTGAACGGCTGGCGCGCGAACTCAACGCAGCAGGGATTAGGGTGCAGGTGGAGGGCTACAACCACACCGACCACGCCGACCATTGGAAACTGGTGACCGACAGCAGCCTCTCGGGCGACAACACCTTCGAGCTGGTTAGCCCAATCCTCCACGGTGAAAGCGGACTCGATGAGTTGGAAAAGGTGTGCTGGGTTCTCGACCTTTGCAACGTCAAGGTGAACGATAGCTGCGGACTTCACGTTCACATGGAGGCAGCCGAGTTTGACCTCCAAACCTGGAAAAACCTGATCATAACATACAAGCGGTTGGAAGGCGTCATCGACAACTTCATGCCGCGCAGCCGCCGAAACAACCGCTACTGCAAAGGGCTCTCATCAATAAACGAAAACACCATCAATAGGGCAGCCAACATTGGACAGCTTCGGGCAGCTTTTCAAAACAACCGATACCACAAGATTAACCTCGAGGCTTATGCCCGTCACCGTACGGTGGAGTTCCGCCAGCACGGCGGCTCAACGAACTTCACAAAGATGTCAGCCTGGATTCACTTCCTTGCCAAGATGATTGCTTTCGCAAAACAAGGCGCGGTGCAAGCAGGCACAAACCTCCAAGGCATCCCCTTCCTTACCGAAAGCGAAAAATTATATTTTAAAATAAGAACAAAAAAACTAGCAGCATGACAAAAACGAAATACAGACTGAGGGGCGGCGACTTGATAGTCGCCGCCTCTGCTGCCGACTTCCTGCACCAGCTGCATGTCGGCAGCCGCTTCGACCATGATGGCACGGACACCGAATACATGCAGCGTTTCGCCCACCGCCTCGAAGAGCTGGAAGGCTACCTTGTGCGTACCGACAGCCCTGCACATTTCCTTGCCGACCTTATTGAACGGGGTTTCGCTTGGGTTGAATAAAATAACTGAACCAAAGTAACCGAGACAAAGCCAAACTTTTAAGTGTTAAAAATGGCACTATTACACAAAAAAAAGTGGCTGAAAACTTGCGTACTACGAAAATTTGTAGTACCTTTGTATTGTCAATAAAAACAATGAGATTATGAAACAAGAAAAAGAAATGATGGAGGTTACCCCTGAAGAAAGGGAACTCCTCGAAAAAATTAGAAATTACAACAGATCTTATCCAAACGGATACCCGCAACTTCTTTGGGACTTACAAGAAGAATTTGATAAGATGATTAGACAGCCTGGGTAAAAAACAGCCCTCTCCCCTAGAAGGGGAGAGGGAATAAAAAACAAAAATGATATGGAAACAACAATCACAGCCCCTGCAATGGTTACAGATATGAAGAGAAAGATGCAAGACGTGCTTTTGGCCGTATCCTGGCGCGAGTTTGCAAACACCTACTTTCAGAAGTCATCCTCGTGGTTCTACCACAAGATGGATGGGATAGACGGCAACGGCGGAATTGGAGGGTTCACCCCTCAAGAGACGGAACAGATGCGCAATGCGCTCTTCGACCTTTCTGCACGCATCCGCCGAGCAGCCGAGAGCATTTAGGCAAGGCCGCTCATTGGCCTTATTGACAAAAGTCGCCCGCTAGCCTACGGGCGCAACCGCCCCTCGCCTAGCATATAAAGGTGAGGGGCTTAACATTTTAACGGCAAAAGCAAAGAATGGCTGGTAAAAAACAAGGTGCCGCAAACATTTTCCAGTCCCTTCGCTTTGCCGTTACAAATATTATATGTAACTTTGCCGTGTCAAAATATCATATCGCGGTACAGATGCCGCCAGCCCGATAGCTGGCCGTTTTTGTATCCCCTCTTTTAGGTAAACGATTTAACTGCGCCGTGTCTGGTGTGCGGAAACGCCCCAGAAGGTCTCGCGATATGAGCCTTGACAACACGTAGCGCAGTTTCTTTATGTCAAAAATATCGCTATGTTACAATCAATCATCATCCCCGATGCCCACGGCATCAAGATCATCACCCCCACAGAGAAAGGAGGCACGCTATGAAAAAAGACGCAACATTGAGCATGTGCTTCAACACACGCGAAGAAGTGGCATTGATCGACGTGTGGGCAGCCCACTTCCTGCATCCACTCTCGGGCAACTTCAACCGCTACATCAAGTATGAGAAGGCGGTGGAGGACATGCACCGCTACATGGGCAGCTACGGCAGCATGGAAGCCGTTTGGAACATCAACGCGGCACTCTACCGCTTTGCACAGCAATGCGAGTACATCGCCGACTTCAACCCCATAGACAAAGGAGGCCGCAAGCCCTGCACCCACTGGAACCGCGGCCCGATAGAGAGGAAGGAAAAAAAGTGGTACATCTATGTTAAGACCGACCCCGAGGTGTTCGCCATCGTGGCCAACCAACTGCAAAGCAAGGCCAGATACGCACATGTGCCCAGCAAGGATGCCGACGAAAGCCCCAGGTATTGGTATCGCGACGAAATTGCCCTGCTGCAAGTGTTCGCCGCTCATTTCCTACATCCACTTGCCGGCCACCTGGACCGCCGCATACCCATGAGCCAGATTATGGCCGAGCTGCACGCTATGTGTGGCGAATATAAGAGTCTGGTGGAACCGCTATACGTTTTGCAGACCCTCTACGACTATGCCTGCCAGTGCGAATACGTGGCCGATTTCAACCCCCTCGAAATGTGCCGCCACATGCCCACCACGCGCCGCGCATTCGGCATCATCGAGGATAAGGAAGGGGAGTGGTATCTGTACGTTAAGACCGACCTCGTGGTGTTCCCTCTCGTGGCCGAACAACTCGCAACAAAGAAATGGAGGTACTAGCCATGAACATGCAATCCAACCAAAGCGTGGCCTTCGAGCTGGGCAACCGCGCCGTTACACTCACCGCCGACACCCTCGGCCACCTCGAAGACCTGAAACGCGCATCCCTGTTCTACCTGCGCGGGCTCGACGGCATCATGCGTGCGCTAATCCAGTTGGGGCGCGGCCCCGCAGAGACGCTCACGCCCGAACGAAGCCTGGAACTGCTCGACATCGCCAGTGAAATAAAAGAACACATCCTGGCCGTTGCCGCCATCGACATGTATGCCGACGACAAGCGTGTGCTGCCCGACCTTCCAGCGGGCGACGGAGATTAGCATCTCCGCCTTCGCAGAAATTCATCCAATCACCAAACTGACAGAAATCATGAAACAAGAGAATAAAGAAACAACCGCCGTCGACGTGCAGCCCTACATCGATGCGCTGATGCACACCTTCAGCCCCGCCACCATGCCCGAAGAAGCCACCCACTTCTTCACCACCGCCGAGGTGATGGCCGGCATGCAGCAGATAAACCCCTCGCTTGCCGTATCGGCCGAGCAGGTGGCACACGCCCTCACCCGCGCGGGATTCCGCCTCTGCAACCGCCCCGGCTCGCAAGGCATCTCGTTCCGCTGGATGTTTAAGGAAAAAGTGTGACCACACTTAACCGCACGTACGACATCGCGCCCTCGCAGGCGCGATGTCCTTTACTACTAATGCCTAATGCCTTACCTTTGCACCAAGAAATACCAAAAACCAACATGAATGGCACGAACCATAACACACGCATCGCTCTTCAGCGGCATTGGCGCGCCCGAACTGGCCGCCACGTGGATGGGGTGGACTAACCTTTTCCATTGCGAGATAAACCCCTTCTGCCGTGTTGTGCTAAGCTATTGGTATCCAAATAGCGCATCTTATGACGACATCAAGACAACCGACTTCACCATGTGGCAAGGACAGGTCGACGTACTTACGGGAGGCTTTCCCTGCCAACCATTCTCCGCAGCCGGGCGAAGGAAGGGAACGGCAGACGACCGTTACCTCTGGCCTGAAATGCTTCGAGTCATCGGGCAGGTACAGCCCGCTTTCGTCATTGCTGAAAACGTTGATGGAATCCTCTCGATGGTACAACCCGGCCGTACGGTTAAAGTGGACGGTTCGCCCACTCTCTTCGGTGAGGGTAACGACGTTTACCGCACCGAGCAACGATACGTCGCCGACCTCGTGTGCGAAGATCTCGAAAAGGCGGGATATGCCGTCCAACCGGTTGTTATTCCGGCTTGCGGTATCGGCGCGCCCCATCGCCGATACCGCGTGTGGTTCATCGCCCAACGGCGCGACGGCCACTATCCTGCCCACACCTGTAACGCAGGGGTTGAAAGTCTGCGAAAACGGCAGGCAGCGGTTCATGCCCTTGAACCTCCTGCCCACACCTCTCTCGGTGGAAATAGCGCACACAAAGAGAATAGCCCAACTAAAAGAGAAGGGAGGGAAAACGATGGGCAGCAGGGCCAACGGCGAGAGCCGCCCCAACGGGCTGATGGACTACCTGCATTTCCATTCTCTGTTGCCGACGCCCAATGCAGCGGAGGGAACGAACTGGACGCGAACCTACAATCCCGACAGTCAGATGGGGCGTGGGCTGACGGCTTTGGCGGTCAACGGCCTGCTGCTTTCTCCCATGAGCAAGGATGGGTTTCGCGCCGGACTGACCATGCAGGCACTGAAGAACCACAATCGGCCAAAAGCGAATTTGGCCGAACAGATTGCCCACAAGGTTGGTGGCGGAACTTCCCAACTGTCGCCGCTGTTTGTGACGGAGATGATGGGCTTTCCTCTGGAATACCTGGTCTTACCCTTCCTTTCCGCGAATGGCGAAAAAACTCCATAGCCGCCCTAGGCAACTCCATGGTCCGCAAGTGGTGATGGACCTGTTCCGCGCCATAGAGGTAGAAATTAAGGACATGCAACGTTAAACATTAGATATTATCACCGAGGCCGCCCGTTGTGAAACGCGCGGTCTTTTCGCTTGCCCACCACTAATGCCATGTCAAGGCGATTTTTTAAGAGAATTCTCTTGCGTATGTAAAAATAAATGTTTATCTTCGCGGTGTCAAAACTTCTTTTCGCGGTACGAATGCCGCCGACCCATGTCGGCTGTTTTCATATCTACGCCATAGTAAACGTATTCAGGCTGCGCCGTGTCGGGTGTGCGGAAACGCTCCCGGAGGTTTTGCGAAAAGAACCTCGACAACACGTAGCGCAGCCTTGTCGTATCCGCCAACGATAAAATAAAGCGATTAACCATGGAGCTTTTCTATTTCATCTACTTTTTCGTTGCCTTAGTGCAATCACCGTTCATCGCATGGGGCAGGGGTTGCTCGGGCTACCTACTCTTCATGGCGTGTTCCATGCTTTGCCCCATTGTTGGCCCGCTATTGTGGGCATGGCTCGTAACGCCTTGCCCTGGGCCACAGGCGGTTCAGTTCTGCTTGGCCATACATGTTTTTGCGTTGGGCATGACACTCGTCGCGCTCCCTTAGCCTGATAAGGTGTAACGCATTTGTCCTTTACCCTTATGCGCACGCCTGTTATCTTTGTCGTATGATAACAGACGCACTCGTACGCGACAAGTTCGTACACGACACCCTCTCCGAGGGCATCCGCAAAATTCACGCAACGCAAGAGCAGACCTTGCGCAGCGCATACCACGAGCGGACAGGGCAATTGCGTGCCTCGCTCTCGGCGCACCGTTCCATTTCCACCTCACAGGGCCATGCACGCACTTTCTGCGTCCGTGCCCTCCCCTATTTGCGTTTTCTCGACATGGCCTACCGCCACCGTACCGACCGGTTGGCCAAATACCGCCGCGCCCATCATGCACTTTACAACCGTGTGGTGTGGGGTGTGCTCTATCATGAAACGTTCCCCGAACTGACGTACGGCTTTACGGATGAGGTGCGTGCACGGCTGGGTAACGAGCTGCATAAAATTTTAGACACAACCACGAAACACACACTCAAAACAAATTAACTATGGCAAAGAAACACCTATCCGAGGACGAGATAAAGTATGTCATCTCCGCCGACTCGTCTAAGGCACAACAGGCTATACACCAGCTGGCAAAATCAACCGAATCCCTGCGCAAGGAGGAAAAGGCGCGACGCTCGGCACTCATCGAGATGGAGGCCACCGGCAAGAAGAATACGGAAGAATACCGCAAACTCAACACCGAGATGAAGGGATATTCGAAACGCATCTCGGAAAACGAGAAGAGATTGCGCGAGATGCGATCCACACTCGACACGTCGGCCATGAGCATGAACCAGTTGCGGAAGTATGCCAAGGAACTGGCCAACGAAATGGACAACATCTCCCAAGCAGCCTCGCCACAGCAGTTCGGCGACCTTCAGAAACGTTTGGCTGCCGTAAACCTGCGCATGGAAGAATTGCGCGTCAGCACCTCGAAACTTCGGCAACACCTGATAAGCGACAGCAGCATAAACGTGATGATGGGTAACCTCATGGCAAAGTTTGCTGCGCTGGTTGGCCAAATCGCGCAAAAATCATTGGGCATGCTTACCGACGTAATTGACAAGGGTGTGGAACTGGCCGAGGCAGCCGACGGCATTACGCACGCTTTCAGGCGCATAGGTTCGGAAGACTACCTGCAAGGCCTGCGGGAGGCCACGAAGAACACTGTGGACGACGTGGAACTGATGAAGGCGGCCGTAAAGGCCAACGACTTCCGCATACCTCTTGAAGACCTTGGCAAGTATCTCGCCTTCGCTCAGCTCAAGGCGCAACAGACGGGGCAGTCGCTCGATTACATGGTCGACTCCATCGTCACCGGACTGGGACGCCAGTCGCCACAGATATTAGACAACCTTGGCCTGTCGGCAGCTGAAATTGGCGAAAAAACCAAGAAGACGGGAAACTTCATGAAGGCCGTGGCAAGCATCGTTGAAGGGCAGCTGGCCAAGGCCGGCGAAACTTACGTGTCGGCTGCCGACCGCAGCGTGCAGCGCACCGTGGCCTTGACCAATGCGCAAAAGAAATTGGGGGATGCCTTCCTGCCCATCAAGCAAGAGTGGGAAGACATGATGATGGCCGCCAAGCTCTCCACCGTGGGAATCCTCAAGTTCCTGGCCGAACATTACGAGGGAATACTAATGGTGGGAAAGGCCTTGGGCGTGCTCATCGCCACCACCGCGGCTTATACGGCGGGCCAGAAACTGGCATACCTGTGGGGACTGCGCACTGTGGCCGCCTCCAAGCTCAAGGCCGCAGCCATGGCCATAGAGAACGCCATAACGGAACTGTCGGTACTACGCCATGCCGTGCTCAACAAAACCATGACGCGTTCCATCGCCCTGCAAAAGGCCTTCAACGTGGTGCTCAAGCTGAACCCTTGGGGGGCGGTGCTCGGGGCGATAACGCTCGTGGTGGGCGCCTTGCTCATTTTCAGCCGCCGGACGGACGCTGCCGTACGAGCACAGAAAAGGATTAACGAGGTAAAACGGCAAGCCATCGAACGGGCGGCAGAAGAGAAAACCAAGATAGACCTGCTCGTGGCCGCCGCACGCGACGAGAAACGCTCGATGGACGAGCGGCGGAAGGCCGTGGCAGAGCTGAACCGCATCATACCCAACTATAACGCACAGTTGGACGAGACTACGGGCAAATATCGCGAAAACAAGAAAGCCCTGGACGATTACCTTAAGTCGTTGGTGCACAAATACGAGATTGAGGGGGCAAAAGACATGCTGGCCAAACTGGCCAAGGAGGCATGGCTGGCCAAGGAAGAGCTGAAAAAGGCCAACGCCGAACTCAATGGAGCACAAACGGCCCAGGGCGGAAGCACTTATACAACATCTTGGGGAGCAGTGGGGAACACCAAACAGGATGTGGTAGACCGCGCACAGGCCAAGGTGTCGGGAGCGCAGGCCAAGTATAATGCGGCCGAAGCCGAAAAGCAGGCCTTTCTTAAGAGCTACGGGCAAGACCTTGCAGGCGATGCCGTGGCGGGGGCGAAGGCCGAAGGCACGCAAGGCGCAAAAGGCACCGTGGGGGCCACACTTGACAGCATAAAGGCCAAGATTGAACGCCTTAAGGCCGAACGTCTTACACTCAAGGTGGGCGACACCTCGGGGCTGAAGAAAATCGACAGTCAGATTGCCGCACTGGAAAGGCGTAAGGCCAGCCTTGAGGGAAACAACACGCGCAACACCGCACATAAGGCTCCTGGGGCAGGCAAAGCTGGCAAGGCACAAAAGAACGGTCTCGACAACGGCCGGCAACAGGCACTGGCAAAAGAAGAAGCGGCATACAACGAAAGTGCCAACGTGCTGAAAAAGGCCTTGGCCGACAAGAAGAAAAGCCAAGAAGAATACAACGTGGCCATGCAGATGCTCGAGGTGGCTCATGCCGCCAACGTGCTGAACATTGAACGCGAGTACACCCAGAAGGCAAAGCAGCTGCACATGGCCGACACCAACGAGCGGCAGCGCATCATCCTGGCGCAGCAGGCCAACGAACGAAGGGCCAACCTGGCATTCCAAGACAAGTCGATGACGACACGGCAGCAATACTTCGACGCGCTGAAAACCCTGCAAGACCAGGGCATGACCGACGAGCAGAAGCGTGAGGCCGACCATGCCCTGCAACTTTCCTCGCTCGAAGCCTTTTACAAGGCACGGCTGGCGCAGGCGCGCCAATACGGCGAAGATGACACGGCACTGACCGAAGCTTATGAGCGCGCCAAGGCAGAGATAATCCGTAAATACGAACAGCAGGCAGAAGAAGAGCGGTACCAGACGCGTATGCGCGCAGGCCTTGTTTCGCAAAAAGAAATCTTCGAGCGCGAGTTGGCGCAGATCAAGGAAAAACTAGCCGCCGAGGGTGCGACCGAAGAGGAGCAGCAAAGGGCAGTGGCCAATATGACGCAGCAGTTCGAGGAGGACAAACTACGCATCCGCCAGCAATACGGCATCGCCACACAACAAGAGCTGTTCGATGCCGAGATGGCGCAGCTCAAACAGCACCTCGACGCCAAGATGATAACCCAGGAGGAGTACGAACAGGCCGTGGCGCAGATGAAGATGGACAAGTGGAAGCAATCGTTCGACTATTACAGCAACCTCTTCGGCACGGCCGTCAAACAGCTGCAAGATGCCGAAATGGCCAACGTAGACGCCAAGTACGATGCGGAGATAGAGGCGGCGCAGGGCAATGCCGACCAGGTGGAGAAACTGGAAAAGCAGAAGGCCAACGAAAAGCTGAAGATACAGAAGAAGTACGCCGACGTGAACTTCGCCATACAGGCCTCGCAGATTATCGTCAACACGGCCGTGTCTGTGATGAAGGCGTTCAGCGAGCTGGGTCCCATCGGTGGAGCCATCGCCGGCGCGCTCATGTCCGTGGCAGGCACGGCACAGTTGGCCGTGGCCAATGCCGAGCGGCAGAAGGTGAAGAAGATGACATTGCAAGGCACATCGGCGGGTTCGGCGGCCACCGGCGCACGCGTGGCAACGGGTCTCGAAGATGGCGGCAACATCGACGTCGAACGCGAGCAGGACGGCAAGCGGTTTAAGGCGAAGTTCGAACCCCACCGCCGTGGCTACGTGGACCACCCCACAGTCCTAGTTGGCGAAGGTCCTACAGGCCACAGTAAGGAATGGGTGGCCAGCAATGCCGCACTCGAGAACCCCACCGTGGCACCACTCATCGACATCGTGGACAAGGCACAGCGCGTGGGCGACATACGCACGCTCGACCTTCGCAAGGTTATGATGCAGCGCGGACTGGCTAGCGGCGGATTTGTCTCGCAGCCGACAGCGAATGGCACACGCCCATCAGCCGCCACCGCACCCATAATATCCTCCCCTGAAAAATCGACAGACGAGGAGTTGCTCGCCCTGCTGCGCGACCTACGCCAAAACGGCATTCCCTCGTTCGTTGCCCTCGACGACATCGAGGCGCGCCAGAAAATACAGCAACAATACCGTAAGATAGCACAAAAGCAATGAAGATAACCAACCTAAAGAAGGGAGAACCCTATCAGCTGTATCCCTCGGCACAGCTCTCCATCGAGCGCACCAACCCCTTTTTCAACGAATATGGCGAATCCTCCGTGCCTATCGACATGCCGTGTTCGGAACACAACTTGCGCCTGCTCGACTACCCCCACATGTTGGGGGGCAGCAAGAAACAGCAGATGTTCGATGCGGTGATACAAGACGGGCAATACTACGCGCAGTGCCGCCAGTGCGTGCTGTCGGCCACGGCCAAGGGCAGCATATCGACGGCCTTCTACGTCAACGACGGCTCGTTTTACAGCCGCCTAAAAGACAGTCGGCTCAAAGACGTGTTCAAGGGCGAGTTCGTGCCGGGGGTGGACACCGTGGCGCAGGGCATCGACTTCTGCCGGCGATTGCGCAGCGGCACTGATCCCCACTTCGCCAACTTTCCCATCTTGGTCGACAACGACTCGGGACTGGACGGCGGATGGAGCCATAAGATAATAAACGCCTACGGCAAGGACAAGCGCATCGTCGTGTTCCTGGGCGACAAGACGGGCGAGGTAGACACCTTCGTGCCCAACGGCACGGGTGAAGGCTGCGATTTCTACAACGCCGTGCAGCGCACGGAGCATGTCAACAACATCCGCATCACGCTACAACCAGGCTACTACATAACGCCCTTCATTCGCGCCAACTACGTGTTGGAGCGCGTGTTCAAACATTTCGGCTACACGCTCAACGAGAATTTCTTCAGCCGCACTGAGCCGTTCCGCACGATGGTGCTGCTCAACAACGTCATCGATGTGCTGGTGAACGGCAAGATTAAGATGGCCGACCTTGTTCCGGAAGTAACCTGCTTGGAGTTCCTCTCCGTGTTCCGCAAGAAGTTCTGTTGCGAGTTCGTAACCAACGAAGGCGAACGCACTGTAGACGTAGTTTTTCTCTCCGATATGGTCAACGCGCAACCCGCAGCGGACCTTACAGCCTGCCTGACGGCCGAACCCACCGTACAATACAAGGCAAACAAGGAATACAAGCGCATAACGCTGGCATCGAAACACACTGTGGAGAGCGATATGGAGAATAGCTACGACAGCCTTGACAAGATGGTGTCGGCCAACGCCACGGCCTACTTCGACCCGCGCAGCGGCACATTCCGCAAGGAGGGCTTTTCGGGCTCTACGCGCTACACCACGAAGGTGGGCGAGCCGTCGCAGCCTTACAACACAGGTGGGGCGGCAGAAGCGCATGCCGTGGAGGTTCCCGATTGCATCCCGGAGTTCCGCACGTTGAAACTCTCGGGAAAAACGGACGATAGGGAATACCACCATTCACTGGCCACCTTGCTCTACATCGGCAAGTACAACACTTTGAATTCCAAGATGGAGGTGTCGGGCGAAAGCCAGTCGAAGTCCAAGGAAAACAGCCAAAGTGCGAACACGTTGCACACCATGCTTGCCTTCGCCTACGTCTCGGCCTCGGGAAAACCCGCTGGAACCATCTCTGCCTACGACCTGAACGTGTGGCCCAGCCGTAAGATATTCGAGTACGGGCTGCACTACAACGGGCGCGACGGCATCTTTGAGAAATTCTATCGCCCTTACGACTTTCTTCTGCGCAACTCGTTACAGACAGTGAAGGCAAAATTGCTGCTCAGCCAGGCCATGAAGCAGAACCTGCCCGCCGTGGCCAAGGTTACGCTGCGGGGCGTGCCGTTTTTCTTCAACAAGCTTAAGTTCACCCTTGGTGGGAAGAACGATCCGATTGAGAGTGAATTGCGAACCATCATGCCCGCAGAACCGCAGAGCAGCTCGCCACCATTGTCCGACATGATGCCCAGGATGAAGTCCAAGTACGCGTGGATGCCGCGCTACGATGTCAGAGAGGTTTCTAAGGAAGAACTCATTGCAGCCGTGACCAACCGCGACAAACGCCCGGCCACATTCTATCCGCCCACGCCGTCAGAAGAGTGGGCGAAAAAAACCAAAGCTGGCGAACAGTTGTTCCTGGACGTCAACTATATCATCCAACCACCACGCAACATAAAGGAAGCGAGAAAGAACATAGCCCATTACATATTGGAGAAACGGTGGCTTCAGTGCATAGAACTTGAAAAAGCAAAGAAATATTCCGAAAATTGGGACTTTGCCTTTCCTTTCATGGAAGAGTGAAAAGACGGCTTTGTCCACTCGTAGGTCGTGCAAGTCGGACTTGTCAGACCGGTCCAACTAATTGCCTCACCCACCTTTTCCTGTCCTTTTCCCATCCTTACATATAACGTAACTTTGCCCAAAATAAGCCAATTATGGACATTCTTCTCAAACCAGATACCCTGAGCCTGCTGGGCAACATCAACCACTTCACGCTCTCGTCGAGCGTTGAAGTGGTGATGCGCCTGGTGCAGCTGCCTGGGGGAAAGGCCGTCTTGGAACACAGTTATACGCCCGACGTGGACAACCGCATCGACATCGACCTGACCGATACGCTCTCACCGCTGTTCCGCTTCGAGCTGCGCGACGTTGGCGAACCCTATCGGCAAGACGGAATCGTGCAACGTTTTGCTGCAGAGCTGACACCCGTAGGCGGACAGCCCACGAGAGTGGAATTCACCGTGCTGCGTGCTGGTGTAGATAGGTTCGCCGAGTCGGCCGTCTCATTCCTGCGGGCCAACTTCCTCACATGGCAGCCCAACACCAAGCCTGTGACATATCACACGCCGGAGTTCCTTACCTATTACGCATCGGCTGACTGCATGGTAAAGTGTGAGGCGCACCTTGAAAAAGAAACGAAGATATTGGAGCTGGCCACGTTACAAGGTGGACACGCATGGACGATACCCATGCAATACGCCATCATTGCGGCCAAGCTGAAAGAGAACCCAACGTATTACGACGTATACGTTGAAGACACACAGGGCAACCGCCTGACCTACGTGCAGCGGTACTACCCTACTGACATTCGCAGCGAGGAAGAGACATGGATACTCTTCGAGAACTCGCTGGGCGGACTGGACACCTTCCGCGCATTCGGGAAAACGACGAAAACGGCCAAACACACGCACAACGTGGCCGAGATTGAGGGCGTGAGCGAAGAATATCGCGTGGACACCACACGCGAATTTAAGAAGTACACAGGCCATCTCGACCGCCGCGAGCGGCAATGGCTGCTGGATTTCTTCCCGTCGCTCGTCAAGTATGTCTACATCGGCACCTACCTGCGGCGTATCGTGCTCACCGAGAGCGAGGTGACGTATGCCGAGCGTGAGCTTCCCGCGGGATACAGTTTCACCTACAAGTATGCCGACGCGAAGCCCTACTTGAACCTGCCGCGCACAGAGCCTGTGCATGAGCTGATTATAAGCGTACCCCAATCGGGGTCTTTTACGCTCGCCCCTCGCTTAGTTGAATTTCCGGCTCAGCCGCTAAGCGAAGGGGCATTATTCCCCGTCCAAAGCCCATACGCCGACGAATGGCGCACCACAAGTGCAGAGTCGCTCACGGCCTATATCACCCGCGCCATCGTTGCCGGATACAAGAACGACGGTGCTGTTGGCCACACGCACGCCAACATCGGCACGCTCGACGCGCTCTCGCAGATGGGGCGGTACCTGCTGCTCAACGCGAAGAAAATTGCGGCAGGACAAGCCGATGCTGCCGATATGGCCAAGGCCCTTGACGCGAAGAGTTCGGATTGGCAGAAGATATTGCGCAAGGACATACCCGATGTGGCCGATGCCCTGCTCACGCTGGCGGAAGGCCTGAAAGTGGACAAGCTGTTGGAGAGTGTGGACTTCGACCCCATCAACGAGGCGGGATTCGGCTTGGGCCGTGGCGCAAGCGGCAGGTGGAAACTGTCCGTACCCGACCTCGTGGTCTGGGGCAAGGCCACTTTCAACGAGCTGGAAAAGCGCAAGCTCTCGTTCGTAGGCGGCAACATGGTTTTCTCTTCGAGCGGTTCTAAAATCGTTAAGGTGCAATGGCTTGATGAGTACGGCCTTATCACAGCCGACGAAAACAAATGCAAGGCTTACCGTTGCTCCTTTTTCCTAGACGACGGAACAACAGCCACAACCAACCTTTGGGAGAAAGACGACCAGGCGCGCTGCCAAACGTTCAACGTGCGCGACGACGTATACCGCAACGTGGCCAACAAAAGCTACTGGCGTAGAGTGGTGGCCGTAGGCGAAGATTACATCGATCTGTCACGCGAGGATTGCGCCGCGGGCAGCGATGCTCCGGCAGCGGGCGACACGCTCGTACAAATGGGCCACCGCACCAAGGCCGAACGGCAGTCGATGATACAAATCCTCGCCTCGGGCGACGATGCACCGGCCATCGTATGGTATGCCGGCATAAACGGCTACACGCTCGAGGGCAAGCGCACGGCCATCGTCTCGCCCGCCAGGGTGGAGTTCAACACGCAACTCTTCCGACTCGTGTCGGGCAGCGGCGCAAAGGTGGCGATGGCGGCCGACCGTGGTTTGTGGCGGCCGACCGAAAAGTATGCCTATTACGACCGCGTTTCGCACAACGGCTCGCTTTGGCTTTGCGTAGCACCCGAAGGCAAGGAGGTGACGTCCGAGCCTAAGCTCGACAACAGCGAATGGCAACGGCAAGTGAGCCGGGGCGAAAAGGGCGAAAGGGGCGAACCTGCGCTGGAATTGCGCCTGGACATCGTGCGCGGCGATCTGTTCTATCGCGAGGGACAGGGGTTCGTGGCCGAACTGAAAGCCACCGTGATGAAAGGCGATGCCGACATCACGGCCGCCCTCCACCCATCGCAGCTGGCCTGGACGCGCGAAAGCGAAGACACGGGCGGAGACAAGGAATGGAACGCGAAACACCGCGACCGGACAGACCGCGTGGAGATAACCACCGACGACCTGACCGAAGGCCATACCGCAATAGTATTCACATTATATAATACCGACGGAACTTCGCACGCCAAGGAGGCAATGGAGTTCCCCCATTAAAAACAAATCATGGCAGAAGCAAGAGCAAAAAACAGAGTGGTGTTTAAACGTATAGTAGACGGGCGCACCCTGAATTTCGTACTTAACCCCGACCGCTCCACCACGCAGGTCGTCAGCAAGGACCCCAAGGCCTTCAACCCCGATTTCGCACAGGCGGCCACACCCTTGTACATAACGCCCGTGCTCACGGTGAGCGGTGGCGGCGGTGCCAACCAGGTTAAGGGCACGTGCACGTGGTATGTCAACGGTGCGAAGATCACATCGGGGCAGAACGACTTTACCATTGAGACCAGCGGGCAATACCGCCTGAAACTGGCCGCCAACCCCACCACGCCCACCACGCTCATACGTTGCGAATACGTGTACCGCGCGGCGGACAGCGGACTGGAAACCACCGTCAGTGCAAGCCTTACCTTGCAGCAGGTGGAGAACGCTGGCACCATCATCATGGCGGCAATCGATGCTCCCTCACAGATTTTCCAAACGGTGAACAACGAGGTGAAGAACCTCGCCTTTAAGGGGCGCATGCTGCGCGGCGCCACCGACGACACCACCAACGTGGAATACGGTTGGGAGATCACGGGGGCCAACGGCAACTTCTACCGCATCACGGCCGCCACCGCGCCTGCGGGCAGCGGATTGCCCGCAGGAAACCTCTTCGGGGGCTTTAACACCAACACGCTGTCGGTGAGTTCCAAGGCCGTACTTAACGTGGCCACAATCCGGTTGACGGTTAAGGACACCGACCCGTCCAGCTCCACCTACGGCAAGACGGCACAGGCCGTGGTCAGCGTGTTGGATGCCACAGACCCCTTCGAACTGAACATGGACCTGCCCCAAGGCGACAGCATGAGCGCGGGCAGCGCGGGCCTTCCGCTGGTGTTCTCGCTGTGGCAAGGGGGCAAGGAGATGGCCGACACGTTCTACGTGGGCAAGACCATCAAGTTTTGGCGATGCACGGAGGCAGGGGCGAAGGATGCCACCTTTGCACCGCCCGCCGCAGACTTTACGGGATGGACCCTCGGCACTGGCCCCACCGCAGGCGAGGTGGCACAAACATTCGCCGCCAACAAGGCCGCTAAGGCCAACCGCACCGTGGTAATCAAACCCGCGCACATGCTCGAAGGGCAACTCTCCGCATTCGAGGCGCAGGCCGAATTCGATTAAGGCATCATAATCTATATCATCAAAACAAACTATTTAAGGCTGGGATGAAGATACAGGCAAGAAACAAGGTGGTAATCCGCCGCGCGCCGAAAGACGGACGCGATGGGCAAGACGGGCAGAACGGTCTACCGGGAATAACGTTACAGCTCAATCCCGAGCGCATCGTGCTGGACACCGATGCCGACGGCATTGTGCGCAATTTCGCAACGGCCACATGCACGGTGCAATTGCTGCGCGGAACCGCCTCGCTCTCGCCTGCTGTCTTCATCCTCCAACAAGTGCGCTGCGCAGCGCGCGTGTCGGGCGGCACGGTCCGCATCACGGCCGTGTCCGTAGACCCCGCCACCGGCTATTCCTACGGCAGCGCATACGTTGACATCTCCGCATCGGCCCAGGGACAGACCATCAAGGCGCGCATCAGCGTGGGGGTGAACATACAAAAAACCATTGCACGGTTGGAAAACACCAGCAGGGAAATAGCCCAGAGCGTAGAAGGAATAAAGCGGACGGAAGACGAACAGGCACAAACCCTTGCCCGCCTCTCCGTGCAGCAGGACCGCATATCGGCACGCGTGTATGAGAACAAGACAAGGCGGCACAACTTGTTGCGCGACACCAAAACATTGCGCGGTGATTGCACCGTGGGTGCGACAAAGGTGCAAGACCGAAAGGTGCGCGACTTCACAGTCGCGTTGGGTACTGCGCCCACTGACGGCTACCTCGATTTGGTGCAATGGCTCAACATCGACATAAAGCCCGACACGCATTACGCACTGTCGTTTTGGGCGCGCGGGCAAGGCAAGGCCAACGCTTACCTTCACCCTGCCGCCAGCGCATTCAGCAGCAATTCGCAGGGGTTCGAGTCCAGCTCCAACGACGGGTACAGCCTGTTCGCCCTCTCGGCCGATTGGCAATGGCATTGGGTGGTGTTCAAAACCGCACATGCCATCGAGGGCAAGAAGAACCTGGCGCCATTCCGCCTGACGGACGGTGCATCGGGCGAGGTTTACGGCGTGTGTCTCGTCGAGGGGACAACGCCCGCGCATTGGCTGCCCTATAATTGGGCACCGCAAAAAAACTACCTTGCACCTGCCTTGGCCGCCGACGCAAGGGTGGGCGACGTTAAGGGCCACGAGGTGGTGGAAGATGCGCAGATGGGAACCGTAAGGCAGCTCACAACCGACGTCGGCAACAACTTCCAACTCGTATTCGACGCTCCAGACTACACACAGCTCAACAATAAGGCCGTAACCATGTTCATCGTCATTAAGGCCATGTCCGAGGATGCCACTTGGCATTTCGGCGGCTGGAACGACGGCGACGAACTGAAAGGTTCTTTCTTCTTCCTGAACCGCGACTGCGACTACGACGACTTGGGCGACGGATGGCGTAAATACCACACCACGTTTTACAATGCCAATAACCGCCTGTGGGACGGGCACTCGTCTTTTGGGCTGAACTCTTTGAAAGGCACCGTGTGCGTCTACTCCGCCGGCGTGGTGCAAGGCGAGGAATGCCCCGATTGGCATTCCGTGCCGCTACGCAGCGGCATGAAACGTGCGGGACTTGACATTGACAAGGAGCGCATCGAACTGAATGGCCGCACGGTGTTCCGCAACGACAACGCCGCCGTGCCGTTGTTCGACAAAAGCGGAAAACTCAATCCCCAACTATCCACGGCGCAATATCTCATGAACGTGCTGCGAAGCATGGAAACAGTGATTAACGGCGGACTGGTGATTGCTGGACTGATGGCCGCTTGGTAAATCTCGCGTGCAAAATCAATCTGTTGTTGTGTAGCCATGAT